CCCCGCCATCATGCACATCGTTAAGGACAACTAGTCCTCGCCAATGCCTGTTAGAAAGATTGTCCATATAATCTTCGTCATGTAGATAATAGCTACCAGCAACAATAGCACAAATAGGCTTACCATCAGCTCGTTTTCCATATGCTATTTGCTTTCCTTGTTGATGTCCAGCCACGCACGACATATGTAGCTTACTAATAATTGCAGCAGGAGAAGCGGCAGGACGACCCATTGCACCCACAGGCCAATAATGAGAAAACCCAACACCAGCAATAAACACTGGCTTGAGAAAGTCATGTACTTCCCAATCTTTTGTATTGCAATGGTCATACGTCATCAGTCCTTCTAGCATCGGGTTGTTATTAATGGCTCGTACAATGCGGTTCTCATGGTTTCCCCTTAAGAACACCATACGAGGCTTATACACCTTGTGCTTGCTCTCTTTCTGTGTCTTCTGCATGGCCTTTAAAGGGGCTAGGAGGGCTTCCATGCCCACATTACCAGCCTCTATGTCTGCTAGGTAGCGTTTCCCTTCAAAATACTTGCTACCTGCCTTGTCATGGCTTGAGAGGCTTGGCATATCCCAATGGTCTCCAAGGTGTATAACAATGTCTGGTTTGTAGTCACAGATAGCCTTACCAGCCCATGTCAGGTGCTTGGTAGGCGTATCTGGCTTGCACTGGGTGTCAGGGATGCATAAAATTCTCATTCGTCATTCTCTCCCCATCCTGTAGCACGTCCTGCAATTTCCTCCTCGCTGTCGTAATATTCACCAAACCATCCCTCGCTCTCACGGAAGGGGGAATATTCAATTCGTACCTTCTCACGTACACCCATATAGCCTGTGCTCTCTAAGAAGAACAAGAAGTCTTGTAGGACAACAGGCCATGATGTTCCGTCACCATATTTAATAACAAAGGTGATGTCTTTGTCTTCAATGCTGTCTTCTTCTCGAAATGTAAACTTATTTGTCATTTGGTTTCCTTTATGGAACAACGTAAAGCTGTCCCGTTTATTACACTTTTCATCAGCTCTGCATTAGCAATGCTATATGCAGGTTCGTCATAGAAGCTATTGTAATATGCAGGGTCTTGTCCTACACGTACAGAGTTTCTTGCTATAACACCTTGTATGTCTTCTAAGGAAGCTCCCCAAGGTACTTTCTCATACGTCATGCTGCTTCCTTTGGTTTTTCATAAAACATATGACATTGCTGTAGGTTGTGGTTATAGGGAACCCCTACGAAATAGCTCTTCATCTCCTCTGTTGGCCTATAAGGGAGATACCTCTCGCACTGCTCTGCAATAGGGCAGTGTAAGCCATCACACAAAGTTATGTCATTCATTTTATTTTCTTCCCTGTGCTAAGATAGTACAAATAGCAACATCTCCTGTATTGGTTAGACCATCTATAGCACAAGCTACAACCATTGGGTCAGCACCGTTACTAACAGCTTTTTCCCATTTATCACGTTTACCATAGGCATTAATTGTAATGCAGATAGTCAGCGTCATAAAAAATACTAAAACCATGCCCCATATGCCTAGCCAAAACTTTGATTCATTCATGTTTTCTTCCTTTGTTCCTTTTCCTTAGCACTCTTGATGACATGGCAGGGCTTACATAGAACTTGCAGGTTTGGTTCCTCACAGAACAGCCTGTCAATGAATGTGTCCCACCCTTGCCATCCCTTCTTTGGGTCTACTGCTGGCTTCTTGTGGTCAACCTGCACCTCTTTAGCTACGAATTCCTGTTTACATTCGTTGCATTGAAAGTGTTTAGCAAGTTTCCCTGTCTTTACATTGGTCTTTCTCTCTGTAAAGGCAGCATCAAGCACAGCATATTTAGGAGGCCACCTCTGAGTTGCTGTTCGTAATGCCGACACAACAAAGCTCTTGAACCTAGCCTCCGTCCATTCCCCTCCGTTGTAGCTACGCATTCCAATACATTGTTTCAGGAGATGCTATTTCTTTTGCTTTTGCAGAAATCCATTCTTCAGTTTGCTCATGTGCGTCGAAACTTCCTATTTTAACCCACCGCCACAACACTTTCCTATATACCTCATAAAAAGAAAAATAATGAGGCACTTTAACAACTTTGTACTGTTTCATAAATATTCCTTTATAAAGGAGGTTGCCATAGCTGCCCTTCTGTTCGTCTAAGCCACAACAAGCATCCGTTCTCTAACACACGCTCTGGAGCCTCTCCAGCAGCCTTATAAGCCTCTACAACAGCCTCATACATCTCCTTGTCCCCTGTCAGCCCCTTTAGGAGCTTTGCAGCCTTTACAGGCCCAATGCCTTTAAGCCCTTGGATGTTATCAATTCGGTCTCCTGTCAGCATTTGCAAATAGAAGCTCTTTAGTCCTTCTTCTTCAGAGACATAATATTCCAAGTCCTTTACGGGGTTGTAATGCCACCCCGGTAGTTGGTCTAGGTCTTTGTCCACATGAACAATCCAAACGTTCTTTCCATTTGCTTCAATGCCTACAGCATCATCAGCTTCTTCACCCTCAGTTGTTACAGCCTCCAGCCGTGTTAGGTGCTTTCTTAAAGCCTCGTAATGTTCTGGTTTCTCAAGGTCTTTTCTATTGCCTTTATACGGCACTGTCTTAGCTAGGTCATACCGGAAGTTTGATTTCCCTGTGATGAACGCCTTGTAGTCTGTACATTTAAGCCGTATATACACCATGTCTGTCAGCCACTCAGTGAGCCGATTCTTAGCCCATTGTTCCTCTACATCTTTACACGAGAAGGCAACGGAATAGACCAAGAAGTCGGCATCAATGACAGCCTCCGTTGGTTTAGGAGGCTTAGACATTACAGCTCCATGTCTGCTTCTTCTTCCACCTTGGCAGAAGGAACATAGGTGACAAGCTCTGTAACCACTACACGCTTGGCAGAGGCAGCAACGCCTGTCTTCTTAGCAAACTTCCATTCGTATGTGCTTAGGACTAAAGTAGCCTTAGAGCCGTTGCCAATGGTCTTCGGGTCAATGTTCTTGCCATCGTCATCCACAGGCTGAATAGCGAAGTTGCTCTTGCAGGTGACAAAGCGTCCCATGCTCTCGTTCTCGCCTACATGAACACCCAAGGCTTCCACCTTAGCTACATCTTCAGCAGACAGATTCCCCAACTTAACGAGGTATTTCTTAGAAGCCTCTGTGTATTGGTTAAATTGAACCATGTCAGAAGCGTAGTACAGCTGTCCGGTGATTGTGATAGGTTTAGTAGTCATTTAAGTTTCCTTTTAAGCAGAGCCGTGAGGCTCCTGTTGTGTTTCAATAAAATCCAGCTTACTATACTACTGGGATGCTGCCGTGCGAACAACGCACCTTCCCTCCCGCTACGCAGTTGGGGCATCAGATTGAGCTTTAATGTGTATCTCTCCAAGTCTTACCCACTTTATACTCTCCATTCAGGGGGCATCTAAGACCAAAATGTTCCCCTGCTTCAACAATGCTTTGCACTGCTGCTTCACCTACTATTATAGCATACTTTTCAGATGTTTCAAGCTGAATTTCATCGTGAACATTAGCAACTAGTTTAATAGGCCAAGAATTTTCCTTGCATTTGTTGTAAAAAAGACACAAAGCCTTCTTCATAACAATTGCCCCTGCCCCTTGCAGCAAGCTGTTTAAGGCTGCGTGTTCAGAGCGTATCCAAATCTTCCTTCCGTCTAAGCCCGGAACATAGCCAAGAGCAGCATAGTTAGCTACTTTGGCTATGAGCTTGGCTAAAGCTGGTGTCTGTGAGAGAAATCTTTTCTTAAGTTCTCCACCCTTTCTAGCGTTGCCTCCAACAATGCTACCAATTTTTGCATCTCCAGCTCCATATAGGAAGGCATAGATGAAAGTCTTTGCGCTATCACGAGTAAGTAGTCCAGCTGCTCGTTGATTGATTGTGTGTACGTCCGTACCGTCCTTACTGCTTCCCTCACATACTGTTCTGACATAATTTGTATCCTTCATGTAATGAGCCAACATTCGTAGCTCTAAACCACTAGCATCAATTCCTACCAATACCTTTCCGTCTTCGACTGTCCAGCACTCACGACATTCAGGGCCATAGACACTACCTGCATTAGGTATCTGTGCCATGTTGGGGCTGCTGTGCGTCATACGACCTGTTACAGCTCCATTGGTAATCACCTTGCCGTGTACCCTTCCGTCCTTGCCTACAGCCTCCAACCAGCTTTCTATCTGTGCTACACGCTTCTGGAGCATCAAATATTCCACAATGGGAGCTGCTTCCGGCAGGTCTATCTTCGACAGCACACCCTCATCGACTATGGGCTGTCCGGTTTCTGTGTGCTTGTCGGGTTTCCATCCAAGCTCGATGAGCTTTTCTCCGATTTGCTTCCTGCTGCCGGGATTAAAAGAAGCCACCCCATCTTTGAGAGGCTTTCCAGTTTTGTCGCTGGTTCGTTTAACAACGACAGGAGGCCATCGTTCTTGCATTTGTTCATATAAAGCATCCAATTTTCCTTTGATGTCAGTAAGTAGGCAGGTTGCATATGGTATATCCAGTTTAAAACCGTTCCGTTCTTGTTCCGCTATGATAGTAGCCACTTCGTGCTCCAACAGCACACTTTGCTCACTAAACTGTTTCTCATTTAAGTCATTGACTAGATTGAGATACAAAAGGGATGTCACCTCACAGTCTTGTTGGCAATAGTTTTCTAGGAGACCAAGGGAGGGGGCATTAAAACACTCCCCTTTGTATTCCTCCCTGCGTCCTTGCAGCCAAGACCAAGCAGAGCTATAGCTTGTCTTCTGTGTTCCTAGCCTGTTTCCCCATGCTTCTAATGAATGACCATTCTCTCTGCTCGGCTCTAACAGCCGACTTACTATCAACGTATCGTACAACAGGTTCGTAGCTATCTCTATCTTCCAAATAGCTTTCAACATCGGTGCATCGAACGCCAATATGTTTTGGCCTATAACTTGAGTAGCGTCCTTTAAATAGGCCGACAGGCTGCTTGCTTCTTTCCATGTTCTTTTCTCTCCGGTATCAATGTTCTTTGTACATACAAGCCATATTTTCGTATGGGCTAGGTTTGTTTCAATGTCTAAGACTATCCTCATTTCGTTCTTTCAATAAGTCTTTACTACGTCTGTTTGCTGGAATTTTATCAGGACAGGCACACCTGAAGTCCTGAGTCCAATACTCTCCTCCGTTCTCGTGTATCATCTTATATCCATGCTGAGGCCATTGCTTCATTGATAGGCTGTACATGAAATCAATGGCAGCATATGGGTTGTGTTTTTTAGGAGGGTCATACCAATTGTTGCAAGCTCCATCAGTCCAATAATAAATAGCTCCCTCAAAGTTAACAATCTGCATATCTNTATGAAGCATGGGAGCTGTTGGATGTTCCTTATAATAGCTACCTGCCGCCTCTATTAAGTTACCAAACCCATCATCATTATAAGCATAGTTGTTTCTATGCTGAACTAGTTTACCAAAAGCATCGTGGTTCCATGTTGTTGTCATAGGTTTTCTTCCATAAGCTCCACCATAACTTCGTAATCTCCTGAGCCGTTGTGCTCATCGTAATACTTATCAAGAGCCTCATCTGCGTTCTCTGCTTCGTATTCGTATGTGCCTCGCTCTGTCCATACTTCGTATAAGTTCATATCATTCTTTCAAAAGGGCGCAGCAGGGAGCTGCTCTTGTTTCTGCTGCTGGTAGTCCTTCTCTTGTTGTTTAGTCCAAGGGACGGCTCCTGTAGCAGGTGGGAAAGGCCAAGTCATAGTTCTTCCAATACATTAAGAGGTTTCTCCTCTAAAATCCCTGTGCTTCTATTATACCATATTCCAAACTTCTCGCCAGTAGCACTACCAGCAAAGCGGTCTTTCAGCACCCTAAATGTCGTGGTCTGTCGCACAATGGGGTCTTCTGCCTGTTTATTGCGTTCGAGACCAAACATATAATG